CCTAGGACTGCAAAAAAACCTACAAAAGCAAAGCTTATAAAAAAGCTAGATATTGTTTTTTCTCGATGGGTTAGAATGTCACACGCAGATAATACCGGAAAATGCGAATGTGTTACTTGTGGTAAAAAAGAACATTGGAAACAAATCCAAGCAGGACACTTTATGTCAAGAAGGCATTATTCTACAAGGTGGGATGAGGACAATGTTAAACCCCAGTGCAGGGCTTGTAATGTGTTTAGTCAAGGCAGACAATACGAGTATTCAAGATACCTTGGAGTGCAACTAAGCGACAGTTTATTATTTAAATCAAAGCAACTAACGAAGTTTTCTGTTGCTGATATTCAGCAAATGATAGATGATTATTCGGAAAGAATAAAAAAATTACCTATCTTTGAGTAGCCTAATTCTGGGCTATCATTGTTATGTATTAAGGGGGGGGTTGCCCATAGCTTCCCTCTTTTTTTGCTTAAGTGAAAAATTTTATTTATATTTGTTAATAATTAAAAATACATATACAATGAAAAATTATGAATCTTATTTTTGGAAACAAATGTCTGACGATGATCTGCACAAGATTGTCAGAAGCAATGAGTATCTAAGAGCCTACCAACTTAGGGCAATGGAAGAACTTAATAATAGAGCAATTAATTATCCAATCAAATGACACATACTGAGGATTTACTTCGGTTAAGAGATCAGGAAATAAAAGCCCTGAGATCAAAGGTAGAAGAACTACAAGCAAAAATTGAAATATTAACTAACAATCAAAAACAATGGCTACAGGCAGAATAACATACATAGAGCCGGCAGTACCGCCAACCTATCAATCCAAGTACGGATTAATGCACGCCCATCAAGTAACATTTGCAGATGGGAATAAGTATCAATTTTCATCCAAAGGAGAATTCAAGAAAAACATTGGAGATGAGATTGAATACGAAATAACAAATCAGCAGTACAAAACTGCCAAACTGATAAATAATTTTACACCTATGAATAACAATGGTCAAACAAATTCAAGAAGTGGTTCTACCAACGATTGGATTTTATTGCAAGTATGCTACAAAGAAAATATGCAGGCATTTGCAAAAGAGAACAAAGATATAGTAATGAAAGAAACAGCAAACGACTTCAATGAACTTAAAAGAATCTTCCAACAATAACGAGCCTGATTACGCATCTTGGATAAGAGTATTCAGACCACCGGCAAATGTACCGGATTGGATAAAAGCAACAATCGTAGTTGATATTGTAGAACTGCAAAAACTATGGGATGATATAAAATCAAAAGCTTCTGAGGATAAGAAAGTTCGCATAAGCTTGAAAGAATCAAAAGGCAAAAAGCTATATACTGTGTATGACACTTATGTAAGAGACAAAGAGATTTCCGCATCCGATCACTCACCGGATAGAGAAGATGAGGATGATCTACCAATTTGATTTACTTCCCCTGTTAACTCAGGGGTTTTTTTATATTTGAAAATATGTTAGCAGAATTTGACAATGAGGTTCAGAAAATAAGGGATATACGAGATAAGAAAATTGTTGAGGGTGTAAAGCTTGGGATCCCTGAAATTGATGAACACATACGATTAAAAAAAGGAAACTTTAATGTGATACTAGGTCACGCAAACGTAGGTAAGACAACTGTTGTTTTATACCTTATGCTTTTGTATTCGATCAAACACAACTGTCGTTGGTTGATATTCTCATCTGAGAATGATCCGTACACATTAATAAAAAAAATAATTGAATTTTTAGAACACAAGCCAATCAATAAAATAGACAACGAATCTTTTGAAGCAAGACTGAAATGGATTAATGATCATTTTAAATTTGTTTCAAATGAGGAGATTTATGATTGGGCTTCGTTGCAGTCACTTGCACAAGCGGTGAAAGATGCTTGGGATTACGATGGATTTATGATTGATCCGTACAATTCCCTGACAAAAAAACTATCCAAGGGTTTAAATGGTCACGAGTACGATTATAATGTTACAACTGAGATGCGTATGTTTTGCAAAAAAAATCGCATTACAATATGGTTGTGTGCCCACGCTGCAACGGAAGCTTTGCGTAAAAAACATAATACCGCTCACGAGTATTTCGATCTACCAATCCCACCTATGGCATCTGATATAGAGGGTGGAGGTAAGTTTGTAAACCGAGCAGATGACTTTATAGTGATCCACCGATATGTTCAGCATCCTACTGACTGGATGTACACACATTTGCATATTCGCAAGGTAAAAGATATCGATACCGGTGGCAGACCAACCCCGATTGACAGCCCTATCAAATTAAAAAGTATTGTTAATAATGTTGGATTTGAAATAAATAATGTAAATTTGATTGAACCGCCTGATAGGGAGCAAAAAGAAATACCCTTTTGATTGAATTTAGACTTGGTAATACAATGATCAATTTACAGCCCATACCCTTGTATGGGTTATTTGTAGGTTTGATATATTACAATCCAAACTTAGAACCCGATAATGAACCCGTAGATGAAGATGAATTCTATCATCAAATAACTTTAGCTTTTCTTGTCATAGGCATACATTGTACTGTATGGAAACTGTGATAGAGAAGATTTACAATAGACATAACGAATGGGTTTATATGGTTTCCAAATATGGTTGCAACCGAGATACTGCTGAGGATATTGTTCAAGAAATGTATCTCAGATTGATTGTCTATCTAAGAAAAACAAACAATGATATCACATATAACGATGACGTTAACCTGTATTTTATTGCTCGAACTCTTAAATCGATTTTCATAGATCATATCCGCAAAGAAAAAAGAAATCCGGTTGATCCTTTTGATGAGAGATTGATTCAATATATAGAGGTTGAACAGGATGATATTATCAACTTTGATCAGAGATACGAGAAAATCCAAAAAGCGTTAAGTAAAATGTATTGGTTTGACAAAAAAGTATACGAGATAATCGAATCTGGGGTAAAGGTTTCGGAATTGTCAGAGAAAACAACGATCCCTTATTATACGATTTACAACACATACAACAGAGTAAAGAAAATTTTAAAAAACATAATATGAAACTTGGAGATATATTAGAAAGAATATTTTATTACACCGGCATCAAATGGTTGGTGAACAAGATTGTGATTGATTTCTTAGGTTACGAATCTTGTGGTTGCGATGAGCGACAGAAAAAGATAAACGACATACATATAAACTGGGAGAAAAAATGGAAATCTTAACACAACAAGAATACGAGGAATTCGATGCGGTAAGAAAAAAACAAAGGCTTGATGCAGATGCACAGGATTTAATTGCAAGACTGCACGCGAAGTACTACAAACATCAATACTACAAACCTTGCAGTTGCTCAGGGAAAACTTGGCAACAATGGATATCACAACTAAACGATTTGTATGATAACGGATATCAACAAGGTTCATCAACTTGAAAAAGCAACCATTTTGATTTTAAACAAGTTCAGTGGATGGGAACTAGAATGGACTGGCGATGGATATGGGCATTGCGATGCGATGGGAAAAACCCCAAAAGGGTTTACCTGTGCAATGGAAATGAAGTTCAGAAACAAATACTATGAATCAAAAATGCTTGAAGTAGGCAAGTATGAAAGATTGATGGCAATGGATGTAGAGGTCAGATTATACTTTGTAGCTGATCCGAAAGGCAACTATACTTTTTGGCTTGATAATATTCAAATGCCGGAAACAACATCAATCACCTGCGCATCTACAACCCTTTGGAAAAGCGATATAAAAACCAAACCTGTATATATGCTGACCGAAGATATGGCTGCTGACAAATTGATTTATTAAAAATATTTGATAAGTCCAGATTTTTTATTATATTTGATTATAATTTAAAAATACATAACAATGGAAAAAATTTACAGACCTAAAATTTTTAAGAAAGCGGACTATGAAGGGAAACCCCGCTATGACGTTTACTACTACACAAGTAAAAAAAGAAGAACAGATTGTTTTGAATGTAGTAGCTTTGACAACTTAAGTCAAGCGGAAGAGTGGATATCAAAAAGACAGGGGCAGTAATGCCCCTTTTACATTACAATGGATTTAGAAGAGCAAATTAAAGACAAAGCCCTTATGTTTGAGAAGATCGACAGAGGGAAAGAGGCACAAGTAGATGCAGACTTTGGTGTCCTTTTGACTACTCTTAATGAATGGTCAAAGAAAAAACCGGATAATGAGCAATTAAAAAATATGTGCAAAGCTGCGATGAGTGCATATTTTATTGTAAACTCATATCATACGGATCGCAGATTCTATCACAAAGCAATCAATCAATACCGAGCAGACAAAGATAGGGCTGTGATGAGAGCAAGGAAATGCGAAGAAAAAAAGGAACAGGAAAAAAAACCGGAAGGAAAATCCCTTGATGAATTAACTTTAAAATCATAAAAATGAATAAAACACAAAGACAAAGGAAAAGGGAATGTGAAGAAGTTCACGAAATATATGAAGGACTTAACCTTAGACAAATGGAACACTTGCTGTGGCTTATAGCAGACAGAATAGAAATCCCTCACGCATTCAACGATGGCAAGGTAAGAGAAATGGAAGTAGAGAGTGTTGTGATCAACGGGGGAAAGCTTGGTATAATTACAGATCAATTTGCAAATCACTGCGAAAATATTAAAAAAAATGGATGAGATAAGAATGCTTAACGGTGACCTCTATATGATGGATGTGTTACTAGAAAAAATGAAAGACGATAACTTTTATTACAATACTCTTAACAGACATATTGCTTTGAGTTCATCTTCAATAAAAGATCTTGTGCCACCCAAAAGTGCAAAAGCTTGGTATTATGGCACAGGAAAAAAAGCAAGTGATTCTTCGCTAAGAGCAGGGCAACTGTTTCACAATGCAATCCTAGAGCCTGAGAAATATGAAAAACTTTATTTCAGTGAATACCGAACAAGAACTGCAAAAGGCTTCAAGGAAGAACAAGAACAATTAGATGGTACGCTTTACACCCTTGGTGAAAAAGAATTTAATGAGAAACTATTGGCAGAGTTTACAGTAAACAAAAGAGCAGTTGCTGCATTATCCGGTGCGCAATGTGAAGTACCAACCGCAGGATATATAAATGATCTACCGTTCAGGGGAAAAGCAGATGTTGTCACACCGGATGGCAGAATAATAGATTTGAAAACAACTGGTGATCTTGAAGATTTTCCTTATTCAGCATACAAGTACGGATACGATATACAATGCTATGTGTATTGCAAACTAATGGGTGCTGATCCTTTGGGATATGAATTTATTGTGATGTCTAAAAATACATTTGATATAGGATTTTACACAGTAGATAAATCATTTGTACAACAAGGCAAGGAAAGATTTGAAGCTGCGGTTGATGTGTACAAGAAAATCTTTTGGAACAAGACAGATGAAGAGATAAGGGAAACCTTAAATGAGATGACTTTTAATAACACTTTATATTCAAGAAAAAAATACAATTCATAATGAGTTCAAGAATATTTCAAAATTACGCAAGAGAGATCAAAAAGGAGACCGGTATTGATTGTTTTTCATCAAGCCGGACAGATGCTCACGCAATCGCAAGATCGATCCTTAATCAAGCTTATATGCAGTCAAGACCAAAGGTAAAGCTGAGGGAAATAAAAGAATATTATGCAGATAATGGTAAGCCTATGAATCACGCAACTATAATGCACTCTTTGAACAGTTTCAAAATGTATTTTGATTTGCCTGTAAAAAAACAAAAAAGAGAATTAGGCAAAACTGTAAAAGATGTATATTACAAATTGCTTTTGTTCTACAATGGCAACCAACGCAAGAGGTTAAGAATTACAGAGAAGATTGCTTTG